AGTAGCTTTACCAACTAACATTTTAGCGCCGCCTATAATACCACCATATTGGTCAGTATATTGTCCAAAGCCACGCAAGAAATCACTACCCTCTCCATCTTGTAATTGTCGAGGGTTAGCAGCAAAGTCTGTTGGTTGTTGAGGTTGTGATTGTGATTGTTGCATCCGGTTAATAATTCCGGCTATTTTAGTTGCAGCGGCAGTATCTCCTGCAGCATGAGCATTTTTTAATGCACCATACGCTTCTTTAAGATTAGCCATTAGCTACTAAACTGTTGAAGTAAAGTAATTTCTTCGGTTGTAGGTTGATACCCCTGCCCACCACCAAGATTTAATTGTGCCATATACTGCTGTGTAAGTTGATTTTTTCTTGCTTCTTTTCTAGCAGCTCCTTCTGCATCTAAAGTGGTACCATAAGGAAATTCTTTTTCTATCACTTTATCAACTTGTTGAATTATTTTTAACATCATATTGTTAGGACTTTGAGCCGCAGTTGCAGCTTGTATATCAAGTTGTTCTTGTGTAAGTTGAGCCTCAATTTTTTTCAATTCTACTTTTCTATTATTAGCTTCAGCAGTAGCTTGACTATTAGTACCTGTAGTAGCAATAGCTACTTGTTCAGCTCTTTCAGCTTGAGCTATTTGATTTTGTAATGTAAATAAATCTATTTCTCGTTGACGTTGTTTATCATCTTCTTCCACATATGCATCTACACCTTTAGTTAATCCTTCGGATAAATTAGTTAAAAAGTTTGAAGACTCTCCTGAAGCCATACCTAAACCACCTCGTATAAGAGCCATATTTAGAGCATCATCAGAACTACCAATATCTTTTTCAAGTGCGGCTAATCTTTCATTACGTTTAGCAGTAAAAGGGTCTGTTCCCATTCGGTTTCTATGGTCTTCCATCATTTTGTCCCCATAAGCTGCTGTATCTTCTATTGTCATACCACTAAAATCTATATCTTTAGTGTAATCTACAGGTTCTGGTTTATAAAAACTTGCTGGAAGCGTAGGAACTGGAGGTAGTTCTGGTTCGTCATCATCACCTGTTAATCCTATTAATCCTGCTACTCCTAACCCACCTGCTACCCAAGGGTTTCTTTTAACAATACCCGGAACATATCCTAAAGCTTTTTTACCTAATGATTTATACCAAGGCATTTGTTTACCAAAGGCATTTGCTCTTTTCCGAGCTTCTTCAGCTGCTAATCCTGCTCCTGTAAGAGCGGGTAACCCTGCTTTATTAAAAGGTACAGCTTTTGCGCCACTTGAATTAATATATCCACCTTTCCCTCCATCTGCATAAGGGTCAAATACATACCCACCTGGTTGGAATCCTATAATTCCACCACCTGCATAGTTCTGTCCTATGTTTGGTGCAGGTAAATTAGCTATACCGGTTTCACTAATTGATTCAGTCATTACTTCTTCTTGAGGCATTTGAGGTGCAGTCATTGGAGTTGCCATATCTTCTGTTAACGCACCTATACCTTGAGGTTGATTTTCTTGTATAGCTTCGGTTAATACTTCTTCAGAAACAGATTGTTGGGGAGCTTGAGCAAACTTTTCTCGAATAGACTTACGTCTCATCAATTCACCTGTAACTAAATATGGAGGTATAATACTAGGATTAGGTTGAGACGCTAAATCTATTAATTGTTGTTCACTAGAGTTTCTAGCTAATTCTTGTTGTTGAATAATATTCATAATTTAACCCTTTAATGCATTATATAAACCAAGTCCGGAAACACCCATACCTGTAATTTGAGAAGCTAAACTTGGAGCTGGAGCATATTGAACATTAGTAGAACCTAATGCACCTGCAGTACCACGTAAAATATTTGATTGAAACTCAAGATTTCTTTTAGCAGCGTCTTGTTCTTCCATAAATTGTTGGTACGCTATATTATCTATTTCTTGTTGAAGTGCTTGTTGTTCAGCTCCTGATGCAGCTTGAGCTTGTAATAATTCTAATTGAGATTTTTGTTCTGCTAGACCTAAATCACTTTGTTGTCCAGCACCTGCTAAACCATAACGTAATCCTTCTATTCCTAAATCTTTTTGTAGTCCCACACCAAACTGTTCACCTTGTTGTGTACGAGCACGTCGGTCCATTTCTGCTTTTAAATTTGCTTCTTCTACTGACATCCCTGCAGCTCTATCTCTTTGAAATTGTTCTTGTGCATTTTTAAATGCCAACTCTTTTCCTTGATAACCTATTTTAGCTAACTGTGTTTGTAGGTCTCTGTCTGCTTGTCCTTCCATTAAAGCCTGTCGACCCCCATCAAAAGTTCCTCTATTAATAGCTCCCATACCTCTTTGAGCTTTTGCTATATCTGCCTCACGCCTAGCTTCTGCTTGAAGCATCTCTGTAACATTAGTTTGGTAAGGACTCATATATTTAGCAGCTGCAGCCGAATCAAATTCACCTGGAGTTGTCATACCTAATGAGCCTAATGCACTGGGAGTATAAGCACCTGCTGCTGTTAATCCAGTAGTAGCTGCTCCAGTACCTAATCCCGTTAATGTTTCAGTATCAGTAATAGATTCTTCAAATTCGCTTCGAGGAATCATACCTCTTAACCCAGATTGAACATTTAATTGGTCTTCTGTAAATCCAGCTAATCTATCTCCACCATAAACCGGCGCACCTTTAATTCCTGTAACTTTTCCTAAAGCATCTGTATCATATATTTCTTTACCGGATTGTTTTAATAGTTCTTCATAAAAAGGTTTGGCGTATTCTGGTAAATCCGTTGAATAAGATTTAGTTTCTGTTGGAGCACTACTACCACCACCACCTTTACCTTTAAACTCTACAAGTCCAGTACGTGGGTTTATAGTACCTGCACCACCGTGAGCTTTAAGAATAGCAACTTCTTTAAGATTAACATGAGCTAGTGTGGTATCTCCATCGTCACCCATTGATGCAATATCTGCATATAAGTGTTTAATTAGCCATACTTTAATTTTATTTGGTATTATTTTTAATAACATTTATATTACTCCACTGGTAATTCATAAAACACAAGTCTTTTTACATACCCTTGTTTTTTCCATATTTTTTCCCAACCGGGTCGACCATAAGATTCTATCTTAATACAGCCTGTATCTCTTGCAAATTTTTGCAATTGGGATAACCCAATTGTTTGCCACTTTTCTATATCTTTACCACCTACAAAATGCATTACTAATATTTTTGTTTGAGGATAATCTATTACTTCTGTTACCCAAAAAGCATGAATACCTATATCATCAAAAGCAATCCATAATTGCTGGTCTTTAGTAAGAAGACCTTTAAGCATATCTTCTGCAGTAAATCTACCAAAAGTATATTTAGCACATCCTTCTGCATATTCTTTTATACTATCCCAAACTACGGGAATATGTTCCTTTGGAACAAGTGATGTTTTCATTAACGAGGCATAAACCTTTCGGGATTAATTTCTTTCCCTTGCTTTTCTGTTCCTGTTCTAGCTTTTCTTATTTTATCCATCATATTATATAATCGTTTAGAGCCTGCATCAGAAGAGCCATTACCTAAATGACTAACTACGTCAGCTGGTATTACAAACTCACCTTGAGAAAGTGCAGCTTGTTGTGAACCATCTATCATAGCTGGTACATCATCACTCATACCATCACCAGGTAACATACCACCATCTAAATATCCGCCATTAGCTAAAAGTCTTAATCCTGTATCTCTTGATAGAGCTTCATCAATTCCTGTATCCATACTTAAATTAAGTTGGCTCGATGGGTCATATTTATCTTTACTCATTTGTTCATCAAAACTTTCATATTCTGGTTCAAAAGCTGCTGCTGCTACTGGCAATGCGCTAAGACCGGTTTTTATAGCCCCTTTTGTCGTATCCCCTTCACCTAATTGTGTTATAACATCAGAGAAACCGTAGTCTGTACCAAATTCAGGGGTTCCTACTTTAAAGTTTTCAGTTGTCGTCGCCATAAAGTCAGGTTTATATGCTTGACCAATTGTTGCACCTTGAGAAGCTCCTTGAGTTTCAATATTAGGAAACGCCCGACCACTTTGAGAAATAGTTTGATTCATGTTAGCACCTAATTGTCCTGTAGGTCCTTGTATGCCTGAAGTAATTCCTGTACCTGCTTGTTTTAATGCTTGGTCTTGAACTAATTTATTAGCTGCTGCGTCTGTCATAGCGCCTTGAGCCGCGGCTTTTGCGCTTTGAGCTGCAGTTGCCATACTTCCACCACCATAGCCTCCTAAGCCACCACTAACAGCACCCATCAATGGGTCATCTCCTGATAAAGCAGCAATACCTGCTCCTGTTAAAGCTCCTGCTGCTATTGGAGCATAAGAACCAAAAGTGCCTCCTAACGCACCAGATGCACCTCCACTAAAATATCCTGCGGCTATTGGAGCTGCTGCTCCTAAAACATTTCCTAATGACATAATTAATTCCTATTTATATAAGTTGTATAATACCATGTAACGTCCTAGTTATAAAACGTTTTATACTGCTTCAGCCCCTGATATAGTGACTGTTAAATTTGTTCCATCTGATAATACTTCTATTGTATCACCAGGGTCAGTTATTTGTAATCCTGACCAATGTAAATATTCTTGTTTAGCTACTGAATATTCATCTATAATCACATTTTCAGCTACTGCTGTACTTCCTGCAGGTACAACATGAATACTAATTTTACCTGCTCCACCACCTGAACCACTATGATTAGTTACCATAATGTCTTTAATATAAGTCCGTGTATTTGCAGGAGTTTCATACACAATAGCCATTGTAGCAGTAACTGCTGCTCTTGCTAATTTTTTACCTGTTAAATTTTGAAATTCTCCTGCCATTATAACCCCATCCAATGCATAACATTATTTGTGTGTAAATTAGTTATTTCGTCTAAATGTGCTCTATCTAATTGATTAAAATATAATCTTAATTGGTTCTGTAATTGATTCTGTTGGTCTTCACTATACTCCAATGGAGGTAAAACTAAATTAGGTGCTTTAGGTTGTACAACGTGTGCCATTATCTCATTCTCCCACGAGTTTTACCGCGTTGTGCTATACCATCTCTGCCTTTAGCTTTTTTCATTCTACCGTCTTTAGGTTTTCTTTTAACTTTTAATTTTCTTTTAACTTTACCACCTTTTTTAAAATCTTCTGGAGCTTCTCCTAAATCTATTTCTACAGGTCTACCTTTATCTCCAATAAAAGCGCTTCCTACTCTACTAGGTAAAGTTGATACCCCTTTTAATGGGTTTGGCTTATAAGAATCTGGTCTTGGAAAAAGTGTATCTTTAGCTATAGTACCTATTTTTCCTAAAGTTCCCATTTTTTTATAATCTTTTGAAGGTCTTACTCCGTATTCTTTTACTAAATCATCTTTAAAATCATAATTATCACGAGCTATTAATCTACCTTCTGGTGTTTTTTCATAAGAAAATCTTCCTAGCGTATTTCTTATAGCCCCACTAGACCCTAAATTATAATCGCCGCGTCCGAATGGTTCGTCTATTCTATTTGTAGGTTTGGCTTCATTAGGATAATCTTTGTATTGTACTGACCCTTTATTTTTTGTTCTTGCTTTTTTGTTTCTGTCCCTAAATACTTCACCATCATTATCAAAGTATCGGACTTTTTTACCTCGTATTCGACTTTGCTTTATAGCTTCTTTTATTAAATTAATTTCTTTTTTAGTAAAATCTTTTTCAGTAATTTTACTTTTTTTACCTTTTACTGTTTCTAAAAAAGTTCTTACTTGAGCTGGAAGTTTGTATTTTTTTTCAGCCATATTATCCTCTTAATCCTGCTGGTTTAGCATCTACACGAGCATCACCTAATTGCCATTGAGTACCTACAGTATCTGATGATATTTTAAAATTCATTTGTCGTCCTCTTGCTCTTACATATACTTGATTAGTATATTGGTCTATTGTTGCTGTAGTTGTAGTTACTGCACGATTTAATGTTGCTCCTGCTACATCTGTTGTAGAAGTAGCTCCCCCTGGAAATTTACTTACTGCTACTTGCATATCTACAGCTGGAACTATAGTAGCTCCTGTAACAGGATTTACTGTTTGTGAAGTAGTAAAATCTACATCAGGAATTACGCGTTTAGTTAGCATATAATATTCACCTTCATCTATATCCATAAAAGCAGATTGAATATAAGAATTAATAGCGTTTGGTGCTGCCCCTAAAGGTTGTCCATCATTAGGCCCATTTTCATGTGAGTATATATAACCTCCAGAAGTAGCTAATGGGAATCTACTAATACCAGCATCTATCCAAGTAGTTCTATTTAATTGTCCATAATACCAAATATCATCTTTATAATTATATATTACATAGCGGTCAATAGCAGTAGAAGGACTAGCTCCCCCAGAACAATAAAACCATATTACTTCATTAAATTCTTTATTAGTACCACCATATACAAGTTGAGCTTGCTCTCTATTAATATCTTCAAATACATATCTTAATAAAGGACATTTAAGTACATTAACTCGACCATCATAAATAAAGAAGTTATCTGTACCCATCCAATACATATTATTATTAACACTTGCATAAGCATTAGGTCCCATAATATTAGTATCACCTGATAAAAGTTGTAGCCCAAATACTTCAGCAGTACCTAAAAATTGTAATGTACTTAATGAAGTATCAGTCCAGATAAGGGTTTCTTGTCTTACATTAGCACCGGTAATAATTCTAGAACCTTCTTTAACAAATAAGAATCCTGCTGTGTTAGCAAGCGTTGGATTCCATACTTCAGGTTTTGGACCAATATCTGTATTTACATCTGCCCATCGAATTAACATAGGGTCAAAGGTACCACCTGTGTAATCTACAGCTTGGTAACTTCCTGCTGTACCAGCTGGAGATGAGGTAGAAGCTAAAAGAGTGTATGTAAAAGTGCTAGTACCGGTTACTGTAATTTGATAAGTTCCAGAATACATTAGAGGAGTTTGACCAGAAAGATAAACCCAATCATTAGTAGCTAATCCATGAGCACTTCCAGTAGTTACAGTAGCTGTTGTTGATGCACTTGTAATACTTGTAATAGATACTCCCGCAGTCGATGTTTCGTCATAAGCACTTGCACCTAAAGCTAATAAATGTCCACTCGGAGAAAATAAAGTTTTTTCTGTTTTTGCAGGTACAGCAATTGACCCTGCTATAGAACTTAATAAAACTGCTCTCACGGAAAATCCTGCACTATAATCCCAATAATAAATAGGTCCTTCATCATTTAAGTTAAAAATAAGGTCATTGTTAAAGTTATCCATAAATACAAGACGTACATTAACAATAGCTGGAGTAGTTGCGCCTGAACCCCAAGTTCCTCGACTCCATGTACCTGCACCCCAACCATAACCTGCTATTGAAGCATCTGCACCAATATTTATTTGAAAAGCTGCAGTAATTCCTGTACCACCACCTGTAGCAGCTGAAGTAGCTGTTCCAGCAGTTTCAATAGTAAATGTATTACCATCAATAACTGTAACTTCAAACTCTAAATTAAGTTGTACGGCTGTAATACCTCCAACTGCCACTGCACCACTAAAAGTAACATAATCACCTGTAGTAGCACCATGTCCCGCAAGGGTTACTAATACTTGCCCTTCAGTACCTGCGGTAGTATTAGTAGTAAAACAATTATCTGTAGAAGGTGTTGTGGAAGTAGTATAAGTTGCACGGATAGGAGTAATATCATAAAGAGTTGTACCAGCACGAATATATATTTTTTTAGTAGTAGCTAAACCTGCAAGTTCTGCTCCAGTATCTACTGAATAGACAAATAGTTTAGTTGCTTCACCTACGTAAGAACTAATAGTAGCTGCTTGCCAACCGCCTATTTTTTCAGGGTATCCGTCTCGAAAACGAATCATATTGCCATCATACCAACCACCCATTTGAGCTAAATCAGTACGGTCTCGGTTAATACCCGGTCTAAATTTTAATTTATTAAGAGGCATTTATTTTCCTTTTGACATTAACAGAGCATGCTCTGCAAATCGTCTTCTAATCAATCCTTTAAGTTTACGACCTCCTGCTCTACAATACTTTAAAAGAACTTCGCCAGCTCTTTTTTTATCACCGCGCTTAAACGCTGAGCGAACTGTACTTCGTTGAAAGCATCCCAAACCAAGATTAAAGCTAAAACTGACCAAAGCATCAAACTCAGATTGTGTTGGTATAGAAGGACGTAATAACCGAAGGACTCCATTTTCAAATTTTTCTAAATCTTTTTTTAATAATGCATCTATTTCATCAGTTGATAATGTGCGATTCCATTCACTAGGTAACACAGTATTACGACTGATAAGATGGCCAACGCCAACAGTCCAATATCCAGCAGGACACTTATAAGGTGTTTCACGAACACCCTCGAAATATTTTATTAAGTCGATTCCTTTTTCTGAAATTTTCACTTATTTGTCCCAATGTCTCGACCCAAACCAAAAACCAATAATAGATGCCAATATAGCCATTTCTTCATCACTAAATACAATATGCATTGCTTCTGAATAATTATGACCTGATTGTATAGCCCAATATAAACCTACAAAATCGACCACCAAAAGAATAATAACAAAAATATAGGTGATAATGGGGCGAACACTAGCACGCAAATTAACAACCCAAGTAGATGCGTTTTCCGCGTATTTTTCGTCGTGTTTGTAGAGAGCGACTCTTTCTTGAGCATATGTTTCCATTTCCACTTGCTCAGTTTTAAATTCTTCAATTTTTTCTTGGGACGCAAATCCTTTTTCCGCCATTGCCAAAGCTCTTTCCATTTCAAGTTTAGCCATAGCTTCTTCATGTGCATTGTCTCCTTTTTGTTCAAAGAACTTTAATACACTGGGTAATCCTGAAGTAGCAAATCCTAAAATTCCTGATAATATTGATAACACTATTCTTCAACCCAACTTAAATTATCTTCATCCCATGAGTAATGCCCATCGTTGTCGGGATAAGGTGTTGGTGATTCCCATTGACAAGTAGTTTCATTTAAAGTCCATGATGGATAAGGTTGAGGGGCATAAAAAGCATCTCTTGTTTCATCATATGTATATCCTTCACCAGCATAGTTTTTTCTAAAGTTACTATTGTATGAAGTCTGTACCCATACAGTAGTATTGTCATTATATAAGTTATGTATATAAGCTATACCTAATGCTTCTTGTTCTTCATTATTTTCATCTAAAATCATATCATTACTAACTACTATAACTGATTCGACAATACCATCTTTTATTTTTGCAAAATGTGCCATATTATTTTCCTATTATATTTATACAACAAAACTTCCAGAACCATTAAATGTTAATATGGTGTAATCACCTGAAACAGCTGCGCTTGCTCCAGATTGAGTTCCTGACCAATCAGCAGTTGTTAATCTTACCACTACTACTCCAGAACCTCCTGCTCCACCTCCATTAGATGACCTACTTGTTCCACCGCCGCCACCGCCTGTATTAGCTGCGCCTGCACCACCTTGGTCAGTTCCAGATGCTGTTCCTGCACCACCGGTAGCTGTTCCTCCAGTTCCTCCAGAACCTGCAGCTCCACCGCCGCCTGCTCCACCGCCGCCACCGCCGCCAGAACCACCATCACCTGCAGCTAGTGAATATCCATTACCACCACCACCGCCAGCATAGTAATAACTATTCCAACTAAATGAAGGTACGGCACCAACACCACCATCTCCACCTGCGTGTCCAGCACCATTTGCTCCAACTGCACCTTTACCCCCACCACCTGGACCACCTGCTCCAGTACCTGTACCACCGGCATTACCTTGTCCTACTGTTCCAGCAGCTCCAGCAACTCCATCATATGAACCACCGCCAGAACCACCTACACTACCAGCAGTAGATGTCGCACCTGCACCGCCTCCACCGCCTCCAATAGATGTTACTGCAATACCTGAACCAGACATAGAAGAATTAACACCATTAGCGCCGCCTGCATTTGCTGAACCAGCTCCACCGCCGCCGATTGTAACTGTAACTGATGTATCTAAAGCTGGACTACTTAAAGTAGCATATAAAGCACCGCCTGCACCGCCGCCCGCACCATTGTGAGAACCGCCAGCCCCTGCTCCGGCTACTACAACATAGTCAATATCATAAGGTTTACGACCTACTGTACTAAAACCATAAGCTAAAGCTGAAGAAACACTCTTACTTGCTAAAATAGCCATAATAAACCTTTATGTAAATTGTGTTTGAGAAGCTAGGATTTTAAATGTGGCGTCTGCTGTTTTAATAATTACATACACATACACATCTATACCATTAATATTTCCGCCAGACCACGCTGTACCACCTTGATAATCTGGAGTAACTGATGAACCATCTACTTGAACTGCATTATTATAATAAGCTGTTCCACCTTGAGTTACTAAATGAACTACTGTAGTAGAATCACCAACAGCCATCATTGTATTCATAGATGTTCCGCTAGAAGCTCTAAAATTAACAGTCCAATTAGCAGCTGCATTAGCTGTGTAATATAAATTAGATTGAGTAGTTACATCATAGTTAATTGTGCCAGTAGCTGCCGTAGCTGATACTGTTACTTTTTCTATTCCTGATACTAAACTAATTCCTACTTGAGAGGTTGTTCCTGTAAAAGTAGCAAGGGGAGTTATTTCTCCATTAGTTCCATTTATAACAATACTCATTATGTGTCTCCTTTAGGATTATCTGCTTTTACTTTTGCTATAGCATCAGCCCATGTTGTTGTGCCATTTACACTATCCCAATACTGCATATCTAATTGGTCTTGCCATGATGGATAAGCTGATTGTCTATTACCTTTCCAAGCATTAGCTTCTGCTTCTGCATGAGCTGCTAATTGTTCTTCTGTCCAATCTACTACTTCTGTAGTTTGAGTTCCATCAGGATGGTTAGTTACTATTGTATTTTTATCTGCCATAATTATTCCTTATTTAAGTCCATAAACTTCTATTTTTCCATTATCAAATGTAGCTGATGATTCCCAAGAACAACTAACAGATGTGCTAGAAGATGACCTTAAATTTGTTCCTATGTTATATCGTAAATGCCCTGTACCACCACCCACAAAATCAGAACCTGATGTAATTGGAGTGTTACCTGGTGATTGTGCGAAATGACCTATATTTGACCTTAAATCAAATATCATTTGTCCTATAGAACAATTACCGTTTGCTACTGCATCACCTACTGCGAAATCTGCATTACCTGCTATACCAATTTGTAATTTTCTACTTCCACCTGTATCTGAATGACTAACTTGTGCCACAACAAAAATTAATAAATTTAACTCAGTAAAATCTAATCCTGTTATTGTTTGAGTTGTACCTGATGTTGTAGTCATTGTGCCTAAATGCGTTACCCCACCTAAAGAAATTGTGCCTGTACTTGCAGGCAATGTTATTGTATTTGTTCCAGCTACTGCTGGAGCGGCAAGAGTTATAACTCCACTTGTGTCCCCTGATATTTTTACTGAACTCATAATTTATCCTTAATTTTTATTATACAACAAAACTTCCTGAACCATTAAATGTTAATATTGTGTAGTCACCTGATGTGCTTGCACTAGCTCCACTTTGAGTACCTGTCCAATCAGCTGTAGAAAGTTTAACAATAACTACTCCAGAACCACCTAGACCAGCACCTGATGCTGCACCACCATTTCTACCACCTCCGCCACCACCTGTATTAGCTGTTCCTGGATTTGAAGCACCATGTGTAGCAGCATTTTTTATACCATCTCCACCACCACCATTACCACCTACTCCTTGACCATTACCTGAAACTCCTCCAGTTGTAGCATCTGAACCACCACCACCGCCACCTGCTCTATATACAGATGCACCTGTAATACTTGATGCTAGACCTACTCCACCATTTCCTGCTGGTGACCCAGAATTAGCTGCATTAACTGCTGCTGCACCTGCTCCACCACCACCACCTGATTGATAGTTTCCACTTGAGCCACCACCATCACCACCATCATTACCTTGACCGACAGTTCCAGAACCACCTGTGCCATTATATCTACCGCCACCGCCAGAACCACCAGCAGCACCTTCTGTTCCTCCGCCAGTTGCAGTAACTGTACTTAAACCTGAACCAGATAAAACAGAATCAACACCATTTGAAACTGCGGGTCCACCTCCCCCTACAGTTACAGTCATAGTAGTGCCGAGAGTCATAGTGCTTGTTGTTGCAGTTAAATAACCACCTGCACCACCACCACCACCCTGCTGACCTGCACCACCTCCAGCAACAACTAAATATTCAAAAGCATAGTTTACAGGTACATATGGTGTAGAACTATTTAACCCGTATCCTCTGGCAGAATTAACTGCTATTTGGTTTGTTCTAGGCAAACTGAACTAAAGCAGCAAGTATTGTAAATGCTGCATCTCCTGTTTTAATTATTGTATATGTATATGAATCTACACTATTAGCATTACCTTCTGTAGGTGCTGAACCACCTTGCCATTCTGGAGTAATACCACTTCCGTCAACTTGTACTGTTGTATTTCTGTATTCAGAACCACCTATAGTTACTAAATGAACTACTGTTAAAGATTCCCCTGTTGATAATACTGAATTTAATGTAGCACCACTAGAATCTCTAAAGTTTACTGTCCAATCTCCCGCAGCATTAGATGTATAATATACAACTGATTGTGTTCCAGTATCATAATTAATTGTTCCAGTTGCAGCTGTTGCCGCTACAGTAACTTTTTCTGTTGAATTAACAAATTGGGGATAACCTTCTATTCCTGTTGTCCCAAATGTAGCAACTGTAGTACCGCCTGATTTAATTTCTAATTTTCCATCAGTTCCGCTAGCTGAACTAACAAGTCCTCCTGAGCCGGTTGTAACTGAATTAATTGAGTTTGCCATTTATATCTCCTTAATTATGCTGATATTAACCAATGGCTACCTGCAGGAATAGTAACTGCATAACTACTATCAATAGTAATTGGTCCTACACTATGTCCATTAGTACCTGATGTCATTGTATAATTTTCGCCTATTGTTTGTGTGTTCTCATATATTGCACCGCCTGCTGATGCTCCTCCTCCAATCGCTCCCCATGATGAATCTGCATAACCCTCAAATTCATCTGTATCTGAATTATATCTAAGCATACCCTGTTGAACTGTAGGTCTTTCACCTGTTGTACCTTCGGGTACTTTTATACCCCCCGTTCCAGTAAAGGCTAAACCTAGAGTGTTGGGAGTAGGTGCTGTAGCTGCATTAAAAGTAACACTATCTCCTGTAGCATCACCAAGTGTAACATTGCCCGTTGCACTTAAAGTAGTAAATGCCCCTGTGCCAGGTGTTCCATCACCAATAGGACCTGGAGAAGCAAACCGAGCTGTAAATCCCGCTCCTGAAACTGTGCTTGATGCGGCTAGTGTTGTAAATGAGCCTGTGCTAGGTGTAGCTGCTCCGATTGCAGTGCCATCAATTGCCCCACCATTAATATCAACATCACTTGAAACTACTGAACCACTAAGATAATCAATTGCATAATCAACGTTTGTACCATCTGCATATACGCACACTGATTTACCAGCTGGAACTAATGCTGTAGTACCTGATGATGTATCTTGTCTAACAGTTATAGCAGTATTTGAAGCATTATTAATTATATAACTTTTTTGAAATGTATTAGAGCCACCCGCAGCGTCTTCAGGAATATCCAAATTACCTGAGCCTCCTGCACTTCCAGTAAGATTAAGACGTAAGTGACGAACTGTTTGTGTGGCGTTAGAACCTGTATTTAAACTAAGTACTGTATTACCTGTAGTAACTGCTTGGTCTACAGTACCAACAATGGCTTCTTCCATTGCAGTACCTAAGTTAGTATTAGTTGTAGTTCCCCATGTACCCGATTGTTCACCGGTTCCTATTAATTCTATTGATAAATTTGAATATGTTGACATTTTTTATTCCTTATCCTGTAACTATCTTTGTCCAATCAGGGACTTGAGTAGTATCTATTATAACCCAATTTGGGTTGTTAATCATAGGGGCATCTTGCCCTGTTAATGTTAATGCGCCACTGGCGGGTTGTCTTACTATTCCTATTGTTTCTTGAGGAGCATATCCTGTAAGCACTAAATCTGCAGTACCTGGAACCATCAGCTTCCCTATAGGTGCATGAGGTACTGACCCTGCTACTGTTATAGCCCCAACTCCCGGAGTAAGTATGGATGTTGAAGATATACTTGGTGCTACTCCAGCTAAAGTTAATGCCCCCACTCCTGGAGTTATTACTTCAGTTTCTACTAGACTAGGTGCTACTCCTGCTAATCCTAATGCTCCTACACCTGTAGTTATAATTTCGCCATCTAATACTATAGGTGCTACTGATGCTAATGCTAATGCTCCTACACCTGGAGTAACTACATCCCCTGTAAGTAAACTTGGTGCTGCCCCACTAAGAGCCAATGCTCCTACTGGTGGTGTAATTACACACCCAAGCCCATAACCAGCTGAGCTCCAAGGTCCTCGTCCCCAGCCGCAAGTAGCCATTAATGACTCCTTATGCTAACGTAAAGATGCCGGTTGCAGCAGGTAATACTGTTAATGTATTAGGCGAAGTTACAGTAAAATTAGAACTTGACAACTGACAGAAACATAAAAGTTTTCCTGCCGCTGCTCCAGTAGAGTTACGTATAATCGCATATTTAATATCAACTAAATTAGCTCCAGAAGCTGTAAATGCTAGGCCTACAGATGACATAGTAAATTTATATTGTTTAGCTGATGCTCCTACTACCCATTGTCCTGTTGCTGGGACTAAATTTCGCCCGCCTGCAACATATCCTCCTGCTGCTGCAATTTCATTAGTTACTGAAGTTAAAGCGCCGCCGCCACCATAAGCTGATAATGTAAATGTAGAAGCATTACTAGAAGCTTTTGCTAAAACCATTTTATATACACCAGCACCTAAATCAATTGTACCGTCTCCTATATATTTTTTGGCACTGTTATATAGTTGCCATGCTGTTGCTGCCATGTTAAATCTCCTTAATATCGGTGTATGACGCACCGGTTTCTAAAATATGACGTAGTAACCCTCCATATATCTCTAACTCCATTTCATCGCCCATCATTCTAATTAAGTCGATAAATTCTTGAGCTTGGGATACCATCCAAGGGTTACAGTTAAATATTTTCCCGCCCACGTTTACAGGAACTACTAACTGTCCATCATTTTCTGTTTGTTTATATGCGTGATGCTTATTTTCTTCTAAACATGAATCACATCCAAATAGATGAAACCGTTTAAAACCTAACATTCTAAATAAAGGAATAGCTCTTAATAAAACTGTTGAGCCTCCTGGTATTGGATGCCAAGTTTCGTATTGCTGTGCTAATACTTCATTATGTTCTTCTGCCTGTGTATGCCAAATATAAGTTCTATCTTTGGGTAAATCTTTAAATACACTAGGATGACACTGTGATGCTATAAAATATTTACAATCTTCTACTACTGGTTGAGCAAATCTAGCATTAAATTCACGTGCATCTACCATTACCATTGCTGAAGGTGTTAACTCATTGTCAATACACCATTTATAAGCACCGTTAATAGTTATAAGTTTAACACCATTTGCCCTTAATTGCTTTATTTTTTCAAGCTGTCCTTCTAAAGAAGGTCCTCCTCCTACTATCATAACTTCTAAATCATTGGTAGGATGAGGTTGAACCTGTAAAAATCCTTGCTTAATGTTATGTGATACATTTTCTTTTAGTATTTCGGCGTCTGTATTTACTTGTCCAATATTAACTATTTCTTTTCCATCTACCCACGCACTTACATAAAATAAACATGAGCCATCATGTTCTTCTGACCAATGAATAATACAATTTCTATCTCTAAACTTCTTTAACCACCACTTATAAGGGAAAACACTTAAATGTAATTTATGTCCTACTTCTTTCCCAAATTTATCATCTACAGTAGAAATAGCAAAAAATACATGTTGTGCTGCATCTAAACAATTATCTAATACTTTATCCACATGATGGGGTCTAATATGTTCCATCACATCGGTACAATAACCATAAGCTGCTTTAACAGGTAATGGTTCGGATAAATCTGCTTCTATAAATCTAAGTACATGTTTTTGTGTTTCTAACATTGGGACTATATCTGCATCTAAACAATTAGGTGCAAAGTCTACCAACGTTACATCCATTCCTCCAAAAAATGCAAGGTTTAATCCTCCACGTCCTGTACCACAACCTAAATCTATAACACTAGACCCGGCTTTAGGTTTAGCTTGTTCTAAAAATATGTGAGATATTTTTTCGCCGGGAGAAACTTTTCTATATTCCGGTATTTCCCACATTTTTTTATATAAATCTTTTTCTATCGGTCTTTCATTTGATACTTTTACTACTGGGGTTTTTCCAACCATCCCCTCTATTAAACCTGTCATTTTATCCCTTTCTATTCAAATCGAATAAGAGCTGTTGTTGTTGTATTTTCAGGTAGTGTAACGGTTAAAGTTTGAGAAGTAATAGTTTTTATCTCTCCAAAATCCAATACACATATACTATAATTACTAGAGCTACTATCATATATTAAAGCTCCTCTAACTGAAAATGTCCCTGTCCAAGTAGTTGGAGAATCAAATGTGACATACACAACGTCAGCATCATCATCTTGTGTTACTGTTGCTCCTGTTAATGTATTTCCTCCAGCTACATATCCTGTTCCCACTACTTCATTAGTTGTTGTATAAGCTGAAGTTGATGCATCTAAAGTAGCATCATTAGTATATAAAGCTATTTTAAAAGTATCAGTATCAAAATCTATATCGCCAGCTAATGATTTAGCAATAAATGTGTTTGTTAGTCCTTGTATAATAGATGCCATTATGCAGGACCTTGACTATTTCTAACGGGTATTCTAGCTTGTCCACTTCTATAAGCATCGCGAGTATTTTTACCTTCTCCTAAACCTAATAGTTCTATCATAGCTTCTTTATATCGTTGGTCTATAATTCCCATTTTTTCTGCATCTGTCATTAAGAATACTCCTGCTTCTAATAAAGACCCATATAATAACGCGGTAGGGTAATTATCACCCAACCAGGAAGTACCATCAGCGGCGACAGTAATAGACTCAGGATAATAAAAATAATGAAGTTCCGCGCCATAGCCTTTATCAGGCGTAGGACCGAGTATAAAAGTTGTATCATCAAAGACAGCATAGTATTGGGGTTTCCCATAATGAGCGGTATCAGTGTCTGGGAAAGATTGTCTTATAAAGTTAACGTCTTTATTTAAAAGAAAAGTATATTCGTTTGTTGTATTATCAATAACAGCTAAACTATAAGTCGCTAACCAAGGAACTGGAAAATTTAAAAATTTATTTCCTAAAGTAATAGTTCCTGTTTCGTTTTTTCTTAAGTCGGGTAAATTAACTGAGTTGAATATTCTATTTTCAGCTTGTGTAATAAAAGTATTTACATCAACTGTTGAATATGAATTTTCTGTGTAAGACTCAATCTGAGCCACCAATTCTGTATAAGTCATTATTTATCCTTATGCTAATGGGCCACGAGCTTTAGTGCCTTTAGTAGCTGCACCATTACCACGAGTTACTACACCAGATGTTTTAACATTTTCTTCTGGATAACCTGCAACATGAGGTACAGGCACATCTTGAGGTTGTGTATATATACCTTTATATTTAGGTTTTCTAGTTTGGTTTTGTTTAGCCATTTCTTTCTCCTAAGTTATTGTTATTGTAACAGTTCCTACTGCCACTGAACTTACTAATTTATTAGGTGTAAACTCATTAGCTGGAGGTCTTGCTCCACCAATAGGATTCCAGCCCCATTGTATATCTCTTGACCCAGTTCTGTTGTTATTATTAAAACTTTGGTCAGGTCTTGGATTTCTTACAGCTTGTGGGTCATCTACAGGATACATTCCTTGTAAATTCTGTGGCTGGTCAGGGTTCCAACATTCGTCACATGCTAATATATTAGTTTGTGTTTCTCTTACAAATAAACTTTTTAAAGTCTTTAGTTTATATTGAAAACCACAAACATCACAGTCTGCAATAGCATTTTTATTAGTAGTATATTTATTACCCATTATTTACCTTTAAGATATTGTCTATCTACAATTTTAACTTTACCACCTTTTTTATAATTTAAGCCAGCTGCTTTTCTTTCAGCTTTTGTATTAATTTTTTTGTTAAGTCCTCGCATAACCGCGTGTCGCGCTTGTTTAGGAATTAATAACAATCCCTCTTTAAATTGTGCTAATTCTGATTGTTTTTCAGCAAAAGGGTCTGTTCCTAAAATAGCATTATAGTTCGTAGCCGCACTTTTTTGATATTCTTTAGCTTTTCGATTAGAAAAATCTTTTATTTTTTTCTTTAGTGTTTTTTTCTTTTTCTCTGCCATCTTAATCTCCTATACGTAATAATTTCTTGGAGCTATAATTTCAGTAGCTTTTTCTCTATCTTCTGTAGAAGCAAGCAACCACTGCTCTTCATATTCTTGTTTTAAAAATTGTATTCTTGCCGCTGCTTCTGGAAGTTTAAGAGATAAATAATAAGCAAGTCCAGCTACCATACAAGTTAAAAATCTAAATGGTATATCTTGAGTATTTACACCTGTACCTGCATCTGCCATTCTTTTTAAATACCAATAAACAAAAGTATAACTTGTGTCATTAGGAATAGGCCACATTGTAACTTGTGGAACTTCTGGACCTCTTCTATCTATATAAATTTGAATTGGTCTGCCCGTGTCATTTTTACTTGGAATAGAAGCATAAGTAGGATTTGACACCCTCGTAATAGCTATATCTGACTGAGCCGTTCCCGTTCCAGTTCTTATGACTTGGCTGATAAGGTCGATGGTAGTCGCGGGCAAATCGTAAGTGGCTGTTCCGGCAACTAACGGTATACTGGCTGTTTCTACAGTCCATAAGTTAATTCCTCGGTTAGCCCATTCAATAGTTAGTAAGTTTAAGCTACGAGTAGCTGTTCTTAAATCATATCCTGTTCTTAACTCTGCTCCGCATCTTTCAAATGCTTCTTCTACAAGCAAGTTTAAATCTAAATTAAAATCATGTGTATTAGTTGTAGCCATTATTATTTACCTTTAAGATATTGTCTATCCTCAACATTAAAAAGATTGCGACCACCTTTTTCAAATTGTTTTTTTCTTCTTTTATCGTCTTCTCTAATTACATACCCACCAGCTTTCATTTTTTTAGGTTTAGTGTGACCATAGCCTTTATCTTTTAATTCTAAGTGTTTAGCTTTAGTAGGCGCTTTTACAGCTTTCCCTGTTTTCTTATCATACATCATATGAGCTTTAAAATTTGTAGCCATTATCTTCCTCTTCCTAAACCTCTAAGAGTTTTTGCAAACCTTGCTCTTTGTCCTAATTTTCCGGGTGCTTTAGCAGCTTTGTTTAAAGTTTTAACCGGAATCTTTTGTCCTTTTTTAATACCTAAAGACTTTCTTAATGACCCTGGTTTTTTAATTGCTTTCTTAATATTTAACTTCTTTTTCTTGGTCGACATCTAGTTGTCCTTTTTTTGTTAACAGTAGAGGGGCGTGATAATACTTTACTGCAACATTTACTAGGCATTATAGCCCCCATTCCACGAGAAGCTCGCATTATTTATGCATAGCTCTAGTTCTGCCACGTATAGCAATACCATCTACTTTGCATTTACCTTTTACTCTACCACCTTTTTTCATATTTGGTTTTCTAGTTCTTTCCATAGCTTTATCGACAGGCCTTGATGAAGGAAGAGGTGCCGGTGTCTTACCTTTGTTAGCTTTAGCTCGTGCGCGGCCTTCTGCCATTTTTTTAGCTGCGGCAGCTGCGTTCTTCTGAGAAGAACCCCACAGCTTTACCTTACCACCATCTTTCATACCCATAGAAGCACGAGCTCTTTTCATTTGGTCTTTACCCATTTCTACTTTTTCTTTACTAGGTCCAAAGAGTTTTTGCATAGTAGAACCAGTATCTTTTTTAGGTCTATCTGCACCTCCGCCTCTACTTTCAGCACCTGTCTTATTAACCTGACCCATCTTAGGTCTAGGAGTTGTAGTTAAATATTCTGAAGAATGAATACCTGGTACTTTATTACCTCTATTAGGGTCTGTTGATTTAGTTTTTTTAACCTTTTTATCTACAGACTTTTTAACTACAGGCTTTTTATCATCCGGTATTGAGTTATTTCTTACATAATTAGGTCGAACTTTATCAACATCTGCTTTAGTGATACCTAATTTTTCCATCTTATTTTTACCGGCTTGTCCAGTTCTACCTCGAGGATTCATCCTTAAAAATTTCCGTGCTTGAGCATCATTATCTTGAGGTTTAGCGGTTTTTAAATCTTTTCTAAGTCTTTCTAATTTTCTTTTTAGTCCAGGTCTAGCACGCGGATTAGTGGCGTTACTCTTTAACATTTTTTCAGAAGTTGCTATTTGTTTTTGAAGTTCTTCTCGTGTTGCCATTTTATTTCTCCTTATACGTGACGACCACGTGTGTGACCTTTTTTAGCAATTCCATCTGCTCTTTTAGATGCATTACCGCGTCCTTGAGCTGATGATTTATTGCCTGAATAAGCTCTTTTACCTGCAGCTTTTTTAGCACCTTTAGATTCATCACGACGAGATTTATATGATTGAGATTTAGTTGAAGCTTTACCTTTTCTCATACCTAATGACTCATCAAGTCTAGCATTGTAACCTTGTTTGTCTTTGCCTTTAGCTTTTTTAGTAGCACCACCATTTTTCATAGCTCTACCTCTAGCATCTGCCATTTTAGCTGCAGACATACCACGTTTATTTTCAGCTAAAGCACGACCTTCTTTGTCTTTAATAGAACCGCCAGCTTTATAACCTTTAATTTCTCTTACTACACGTTTCTTTTCGTCTCGAAGATTTCTTTTGCCTTTAGCAGTGTAGCCTTTTTCTGCGTCAACGCGACCTAATTCTTCAAGCTCATTCATACGAGAAGTGTTACCGCCTTTTCTCATTTTTTTAACCTTACCACCTTTTTTCATCACAGCGCGACCACGTGCATCCGCCATTAGCATAGGGTTATTAGCATAACGCCCAGCTGCCATAGCTCTACCTTCACGGTCTGCCATAGCTCTACCACCCATATTCATTTTCTTTACTGCTTTTTTCATGTCTTTCTCCTTAGTGAACTCTCGTCCAATTGATTGTTTAACACCTACTTTTTTAGCAAACTTGGGGTTGTTAGCCACTGCTTGCATAAACTTTTGCTGCTTACTACTTACTGTTGGCATTTACTTCTTCATCCTATTACTACTTGCTGCAGGTTTTCGTTTCTCAACCTTTGGCATTATAGCTTTGGCTTTATTACTTCTCATTCTTTGTACAGTTTTGGTTTCCCAAATTCTAATACCCATCCAAAGAATAGTAAATAGTGAAGCCATATGAGGAAGCCATGAAAGCATTGTGCCCACAGCCGTGAAGATAGACGTAGCGTCTAGTAAGTGTTTCGTCGATTCATCCATTTTTATCATTTCCATTATACGCAATCTGATTGTGTTTCAAACCATCGACGAAGCTCCTCAAGTCGCTCTTTTTCAGAAGTAGCTTCTTGAGGGGTTTCTTGAGGTTTGGGGCTGTCATCCATAGTTTATCCACAGAATACCGTTAATGATGTAACTGCAGCTGTTTGAGTTAAGACCCCAAATGACGCAAGTGCATCAGTTCCGTTAATTAAAATTCCATCACCGGGTAAAGCCATTTGTTGTGACTCGACTGCAGCTGGAGTAGCTATACTTAATAAAACTCTATCTGATGCTGCATTACCATTTAAGGTTAATGTAACACTACCTGCTCCTGCAGAACCTACAAAATAAAATCCTTTCATTCTTGCTCTGGGTAGAGCAGTTCCATCAGCAATAGCATTACCAATACTTACATTGGTTGCTACAGCTGCATCGGAAGAAATACTAGTAATTCTAGAATAATAGTTTGTGGAAGTTGCAGTGTCGGTATCAACGCCATCTACAGTTTCAGTGGTTACTGACTGAGTTAAATCCCCAACCTTGTATCCAGTGATAGTAAATGTAGCGGCAGTTGCATCGCCTGCACAAGTAAATAGAATTTGATAACCAGCCCCATTATCTAGAGGCTGATTAGTTAATAATGTTATATCGCCTGCGCCAGAAATAGCGGCGCCTGCTCTATATAACGTAGCTGAAAAACTAGGAGTGACGGCCCATATATCTGTTGTTAAAGCCATGTTTTTTCTCCTATATTACACTCTAGTTGAGAATGGTGTAGCTGGTGCAGAAGCTGTTGGAAATACTGAAACTCCTTCAATTTTCCACGCCGCAGCGCCAATCGCTGTCATAGTAAATGTAGTCCCCGCATCTCCACCTTGAGTTCCACCATTAAATGTTACTGCATTTGCTGTACCAGGTGTGTGGAAAAATCCAGCTACGCCTGCATCGTTAGCATCATCACAGAAATTAATTGTTCCATAAATTACGTCAGTCAACGCTCCAGTGTTAACAACAATGTTAGTAGTAATATCAGTTAATACAGTAAATCTAAACTGCATGCCAAGATTATTTGTTTGGTTAGGGTTTGATGGGTCATCATCAACAGTACCTACGATTGTTGGTAATGTGAATGTACCGCCATCTGCGGTAATAGTAAGTTCTTTACCTGCATGTCCAGGTGAAGATGCAACAACGGGTGTTACGCCATCAGCTGAAGCTGCGACAGGAAGAACTGTTAAAGTAAGTGCACCACCGTCTAAAGCAGCAGTTGCATCAATTGCGTTATTCTGTCCGTCTTGTACAAATCCTCCAAGGGACCTGACTGGACCAGAAAATGTGGTTATAGCCATAATTATTTCTCCATACAAAGTTAAGCTTATCCGTCGTGTATGCGTCTGCTGGGGCAGTCTGATAAGCTGGATGTTCCCAGATAATTAATATTACACGTTTTTTTAGTATTATACAACAAAAAAGGGACCGAAGTCCCTTTAAGTTTGTTGTTAATTTGAGGTTTTATTTTAACAACTATTTGTTCATTACGTACATAGTTATTTCAAAACCAAAACGCATTTCAGTTACTTGAGGTGTAGTCCATTGCATGATAAATCTCCTTTATTTTAGATTTCAGCATGGTGCTGATAAAGGAATTATATCTTTCAGTTATAGTTATGCACTAAGCATAATCATGAGTTTATCCCAACTTATCAAGAGCTTGAGATACTTTCCGTTCCATCATTGGGATTAAGCGCATACCACTATATCCAATAAAAAATGCTATAGCAGGAGAAAATGTTATATGAAGGTCAAATTGATTAACAATAGGTGGTACAAAGAACTCAGCTGAAACAGCTGCTATAAATACAGAAAGTAAAAATTCTATACGAGCACGTTTACGTTCTATAGCCCATTTTATATGTCCACCACGAGGTGTCAAACCTTTATTCTTTTTAACATTATAATTACAAAAGCCGCCAATAACAGACGCGACTATGCATACAACGCTAACTCCAAACATGTCGATTAAATATTGCATACCTATATTATACCGTAAAAAAGAAAAACCCAGCAGAGAGGAGCTGGGTTTTTCAGGAAGGGGTATTATGCCCCTGGTGAACCCCACATACCTAGTGGGTCTGACCAACCGAATGAATATCTTTCACGGGCTTTGTATCTTACATTACCTGTGTCGAAATCGCCGTCCATAGAAGTAGTTAAAGCAGTTCTTTCGAAATGCTTCATACCGTTAGGAACGTCAGTTGTTAAAAAGTAAGCATCACCATCTGTTAAGAAGTGATTTACTGAATAACCTTCTGGAATTGCACCATTAGTTCTTAACGCATTGATGTCGTTATCAGCAGTTGCAGTACGCAGCTGTGTATCTAATAAACGAGTAGCAACGAATTGTAAAGCTGGTGGAATTACCATCTTGCGAGGTTTAGCAGCAATCAATAGACCTCTTTCATCAGTCCACGCTGCAATTTGAATTACTGCGTTTTCTAATGCTGTTTCGTTAAGGTCTGTTGGTGTTGCTTGTGTATTACTGTTAGTACCACCACTCACCAACGGGTGATTAGTAACTGCACCGCCAGCGGCTGTACCAAATAGTGAACGATTGTCACCACCTAAGAAAGCACCGTTGAAGCCATTGTTTAAAACATTAGCTGCACGAACTTGCTTAGTATTTGCCATTGAACGAGCAAGAGCTTTAGTATAACGAGCTGAAAGACTATCATATAGATTATCTTCAACTGCTTCT